TAATTTTAAGAGGGCGGAATGGTTTGGAACACTGAAACATTCCGCCCATCTACCGAGGGAAAAATGGATAAAACCATAAAGATTCTAAAACAGACGATTATTAGCAACGAAGTCGCAAAGGTTGGAACGGTTCACACACTGCCGGCGCAGATAGCAGATATGCACGTAGGTTCCGGCAATGCAGAATTCGTTGAAGCCGACGCAACAAACCGGGCCGTTGGTGTTCAAGGTTCCGATTCAACGCCGAAGAAAAGGAAAGTCCGACGGTGACAATTGAAACTGCAACCGATCTAGGGGACTTTTTCAAGACGGACGACTTCGCGGTTGCGGCAACCTATACCGCGGCGGGTGAGTCAGCGGCAACGATTAATGTATTATTCGATGCGCCTTTCAATAGTATTCCTTTGGATTCGGGCGACGTCGATGTTGAATCAAATACACCGACCGCACTTTGCCAGACGACCGACGTTTCTGCGGCGGCACATGGTGACGTCATTGTTATCAGTTCGACCACGTACCACGTAATCGGAGTGCAGGCGGATAGCGGCTCAGGTTATCAAGGGACCACGCTTTTAGTTTTGGAAGAACAATAATGGCAAACCATCTCCGGCGACAAATTCGGGAGCGTATTGTAATCGATGTAACCGGACTATCTACGACCGGAAGCAATGTTTTTGAGGGGCGGGTTTATCCGGTTGAGGGATCGAAACTTCCTTGTCTTTTAGTTTACGATTCTGCGGAATCGATTGAAGTGCAGACATTGTCCCCTGCCGGGTCAAGGTCAATGCAAGCGACATTGAATGTGGTCATTGAAGGATATGCAAACGGCGGAGATGGTGCAACAGTCTTAGACACGCTTGCAGGAATTCAAAAAGAGGTCCAGGTCGCAATGGCGGGTGATGTTTCAATCAATTCGCTTGCAGGCGATTCCGTACCAGTAAGCGCTGATATATCGCTGTCCGGTGAAGGGTCAAAACCGACCGGATCGAATCGCTTGACGTATCAAGTCCGATATGGATATGCGGAGAACGCACCGGACGTCGCAACATTAGGAGCATAAATGGAAATTGAACTAACGAAAAACACGATTATAGAAGGCGTGCCATACGAGGCGGGCGCGCTGGTTAGTGCTTCGCCTCAAAACGCGGAAAAGCTGATTCAAAGGGGTTTTGCAAGAATCCCAGAAAAGGCGGATCTGGAGCCAAAACCTAAAAAAAATAAAGGCAAAAAATGAGTACCCATACTGGAATAGACGGAGTCGTCAAATATGACGGGAACGCCATAGCATCGATTTCATCATGGTCATTTGATCAGACACAAGATGCAGTTGAAAATACTGCACTTGGGCAGAGTGCAAGGTCATATTTAACAGGCATCATCGGATGGAGCGGAAGCGCTGAGGCATTCTGGGATGAAACGGACACCGCACAAAGTCAAATCGATACAGATATGGGATCTCCTGATATCAAGACGCTTGAGCTTTATGCTGAAGGCACGACGTCGGGAGATACCTATTGGCATGGGAGCGTGATTGTGACTTCGGTTTCACGGTCAGCGAGTGTCAACGGAATGGTAACAGCCAGTTTCAGTTTCCAAGGAACAGGTGGATTGACCAAAACAACCGTCTAATGAGTGCGATTGAAAGTATCAAAGCTCATTATCGTTCAAAATTAGCAGGAGGATTGGGTTCAGTCGACGTTCCTGAATGGGGAACAGAGACAGAACCTTTGCGGATCTGGTTTAAATCTGCAACGAATCCGAAAACGCAGGAAAAGCTTGCCAAACTTTTCAATGAATCAAAACCAGTCGAGGCCGCAGTTGAGGCTTTGTATATTCGTGCATTGAACGAAGATGGGTCCGCGATGTTTGTTTCTGCAAATCGGCGCGAGTTGATGAATCATTGTGACGTCGATGTTTTAATCCGCGTCGTCGGTGAAATCAATAATTACCAGGCGATTGAAACCGATGAAATCCTGGGAAACTGAAGGCGCATTCCGATCTGTATTTCTATTTTCAATTGGCTGAGCATCTCCATAAGACCGTCAGCGAAGTGATGGAAATAAACGAAGCAGAATTGCAGGGTTGGAATGCATATTTTCAAATAAAAGCTGAACGTCAGAAATAAATGGCAGTATCAACGACAGTCCAGATACGGGCGGAAGACAAAACGAAAGCGGCGTTTCGTAAGATCAACGACCGGACCTCAAAGCTGAAAAAGTCGTTTGGGGGTCTTGCAGGGGCCGCGGTTTCACTTGCCGGAGTCGCGGGTCTGGGCGCATTGACTTCGAAGATCCTCACGCTAGGTGATCGGATCGGGAAAGTCGCGATTCAAACTGGAGTAGCGGCAGAGGATCTTCAAAAATTCCAATTTGCCGCCGAGCAAAGCGGAGTCGGTGCGGAGTCGATGAACAAAGCACTCCAGAAACTCAACAAACAAGTCGGTGAGGCAGTTTTAAAGGGCGGACCAGCAAAGGAAGCCCTTGACCAGTTAGGCATTTCTGCGCTCACATCTTCCGGTCAAGTCAAATCAACGGAAACGATCTTTCGAGATATTGCAGGGGCATTCGGTGACGTCGAATCGGATGCAATACGTGCTAAGATTGCAAGCGACCTGTTCGGACGCGCTGGAGTCGAGTTGATCCCGTTATTAAATGCGGGCGCAGATGGTGTTGATAAATTCGGGAAGCAATTAGAATCAGTTGGTGGCGTGATCAATGATGAATCGATCCAATCTATTCAAAATTTAAATGACAAAATAAACCTTCTTTCCAAATCATTTACTGGTTTTCTGGCCGATTCTGGAACATTCGAATATTTCGGTAACATCATTGATGGTTGGACGTTTGGCGTTAAAAAGCTGAATGAGAAATTCGGTGACCAGGAAAAGAAGATCCGAGACATCAATACAATTTCGGATGAACTTAAACTAACACGCAAGGAAACTGCACTCTACCAAAGTCAGATTGAGAAATCGACAGGCGAAGAAAAGAAAGAAGCACAAGAACGGTTAAAGACAAACAAAGAACAAATAAAAGAACTTCAGACCGAATTACTCAGTTCTGAAAAGATCGAAGGAAGCATTAAAGACCAGGAGAAAGCACAAACAAAGGTCAAGAAGGCAATCAAGGCAACCGATACCGTCGCAAAGGAACTGAAAAAGACGGTCAAACCTTTGATGATTGCAGGAAAGCTCGACATCCCGGCAATCGGCGGAAGGCAAGGGCTTGGCGGATCTTTGGAGAAATTCACAGAATTTTATCTGAATCTGATGGTACTTGCCGAGGATTATCTTGGAACCGGATTCGGAACTGCTGGGATCGTTAAAAAACACCTCAAGACGATCAAGCAGGATTTCACCGAAATGATCACCGGATTACAGAATCAACTTGTTTTCAGACGCAATGATATTTCAGATGCATTTGCCGACATCCTGAATGCGATTGAAAACGAGATGGAGATGAAAACCTGGAGCGCCGACGATCTTTTCACGGTCTTACGCGCCAATATCGCGGCGGCGGACCTATTTAACATAACTGGAATGAAAAATATTTCTGCATCAGACCATTTGTCTGTAAGTGGGACGAAATCCGTCAAAGCGGCGGACATTTTCACGGTTTCCGGGTCCGTAAATGTCGATTTGAATTCGATTGAATCAAACACAAAAGACGCGGTCAAAAAATCAATGGCATCAGTCGCAGACTATGTGAATTATTATGGAGTCCGGCAAGCTCAAGTCTCAATCGGATATGCGGCAAGTCAAAAAGCAAGTCTCTATGAGGGAGAGGGTTTTAATCGAGGACAAGTCAGGGTCTCTTATGATTCGACCTCTCCTCGCGATCCTAATGCGTATTACGATTATAAGACTCTGCACTCGAATTATCCTGTTATGACCGGACCTGGTGTTACCGAAATTCCAGGGATTTATGGCGGTGGACGTTCAAGTGGCCGATCTNCCATGTCAAGCGGCTCAAGCGCCTTGGAAAACACCGGAGGAAATACACCGATTCAAGTCAACATTTATGATGGAACCGGGCAACGTATCAGCGCATATGACAGCGCAATTCGAGTTGAGATCAACGAACGTGCATCCAGGTTCAATGAATTTTCCGCAATGGCGGCGTAAATGGCACTTGAAATCATGATAACGGTAGGCGGATCAGATTATTATTTGAGTGATGAAGGACATAGTGGCGCGTCCTTTGGAGCAACTGCCGGGAGTCAATATTACTACCCGTTCGTGGCCGTTCCTCCACGCTTGACCTGGGGGCCGACGACCGGCGGATATATCAGTGTGCAGTCCGGGAGTTTATCGCTAGTCAATAAACCATACGATTCAAGCCATCCGTTCAGCGGGACGAATTACCGGAACATGCTTTCGGATGCAGGATCGACATCGAACGTTCCAACAATTGCAATCAAGGATTCGACAAAATACGCGATATTTGACGGGACACTGGTTTTTAATAACCTCAACTCAGAGGTTATTAATTTCACAATTGAGG